GGACATTTAAAGACATCCAAACGATCCCAAAAACCATCATAGTTTCAAAGGGTGTCACTTCGGACATTATAGTCAAAACAACGGTTATAAAAACCGCAACAAACGCATTCATTCTATTTTCCTTTCATGCTTCTGATAAGAATAATTATCTTAACCATCATCTTACACTTACACTAATCCAGCATCTACCCCTATTATGTGCCTTTGGTTTGAATATCGCCAATTTCGCTTCCCTGTTAAAAAAAGCACGGTCTATCAAAACTGTGTCACCATCCAACGGCCCGCATATAAAACACACGCGCTCATCTCTGTTCGTGTGCCATGTTTTGGTAACTTCCGCGTCGGGGAACCTGGCTTTCAAGTCCTCCCCCGCCTTTTGTTGTGCAGAGGCCGCCGCATCCGTAACGAAGTCAATGGCTATCATCTGCGCCCTATCTTCAGTAAAAGGCAGTAAGTCCATCACATCTTTTATGGTAATGCCGCCCTCCTCGTGCGCTAGGTCGGTAAATCTTTCTATTGCCTTTCTGGCGGCCTTGTAAGTAGTTTCATCAATATATCCCAGCATTTCCTGAACATATTCAATTGAATAGCCAACCAGGTCATTATTGGTTTCAGTCCAGTCTATTTCTGGACCGCCTTCCTGGTCTGCTATGAATAACGCCAACCCCAACAATAGCGCCTGCAAGAACAGCCCGCTTATCTTCTTCTTTGGCTGCGGCAACTCTATGGACGCCATTATCTTGTCAGGGTCAGTCTCGCCCGCATCAATAGCTTTCCTTATCTGCTTGCGTATCTCTTTTGCCTGTTCACCAAAGTACACGCCAAACGCAGCCATGAGCTTATCTTCAAGGCGCTCTTTCTCTGTGCGCCCTGGTTCCCGTGGATCCCTGCGTTTGTACGCTTCTGGTATTGGGACACCCTTGACTACCAGGTAATCATGCAGAGTGTCTAAGACTTTATACTGCTTGTCTAACTGCATCCGTCATTTTCACCAGGTTATCCAATAACATAGTTGGCGCATTTACTTCTGCCTTCAACGCCCGTTGTTCGTCAGCGCCCAAAAAATGGAACTCGAACTTGTCCAGCTCTGCATACTTCCCTTCGCGTACCCGCTTCTCTGCATACGCCTTGAATTGTTCTTTCTCTTTGTCCTTATCCTCATCAGGATTATCTTCTTCAGGTTCAAAGTCTGGCCTGTCCGCCGGGTTGCTCAGCCCGATAACTACTGTGTCACGCTCATCACCAAGCGGGTCGTCACCGTACACTTCTTTGCGAACTTCCTCTACCGTATGGGTGCGTTCAAACGCCTGCTGTTCCTGCAGCTTCAATAACCGGTCTACTGGTCTGATGTCCTCAAATTGCGCTATCAAGTCCTCGCCATATACGGGCATAATGTCATTTGTGAACTTCTGCCCCAATGCTTCAAGGTGCGGCCACACGCCCAACTCAAAGAACGCATCACGCCCCGTCTTGCTGTTGGCTTCTGTGCTGTTCACATCTAACCAGCTTGCCAGCCCAGGGGCTATCTTGGCATATATTTCTTCTTTGTTGAACTGCCGCGACGCTAGAAATTCCATATCAGACTGTGACATATTAGTAGCGGTCCAGTCGACACCACCCGCGCCAGTGTTCCGCAGCATCATAAAGTTTCTCTTTGTGCCCCCGTGTTGCTCTTTGAAGTCGTTTTGTATCCTCTGCCACTCCGCATCTGGGATAGCCTCCGCAAACGCTAAAATACCCGGTGTCTTGGCGTTGTTCTCACCAAAGAAGTTAGTAATCCATTCCTGCATTTTCATGTCACCCACCGAAACGGTAGCCAACGCTTCAATAGGCGATAGTCCTATGTAGCGGTTCTGCGGGTTGAATGATTTCCAGTGCATAACTTCCCACGGTTCCAGAGGCACTTCTACTCCGTTGCCTGGGTCGTACATATAACCCTTGACATACAACTGCCTGTCAGGTATCGGCCTTATCCTGCTGGAAGGGATAACCCACATCTCAGCCGGGGGCGCATTCTCGTTAGATTTGTTCAGCCATGTGTAAGAATTGCCTGTCAGCGCATAAAAAGAATACACTGCCTGCAAGAACTCATACCGGCTTTGCGCCGGGTTGGGCTTTTGTAGCAGCTTCTCAAATTCGTGGCTGTCCTGCTCTGCAAGCTCCTCATCGCTGCCCGTTCTCATAACTTCAAGTTTAACGCCCGCCGCCTGGTTCGCCACATGCCCTACCGCTGTGCTTACCCACGAAAGCCGCTGGTATAACTCTTGCTGTTTGTCCACCATCCCCAAATCAGGAGACCAGGCAGAATGTGCCGCACCCGTTTCACGCAGCCACGTGGCCGGGTTCTCAAATTGTAATGCTTTCTGCCGTCCTGCTTGAATATTGCCTAAAAAACTGCCTACCTGGTGGCCTAGCCGGTCAAATATAGTCATTGTTTACCTCTATAAAAACGCATACATCTCGCTCGGATTTATTCCCTCGCCTGCTCGCACCATCAAAGCCCTGGCGATCACGGTATCATCATGCAGACCTTCCGGCGCGTTGTAAGAACTGCGCCCGGTCTGGGGGCTAATCGTCCTCTCGTATGCTTCTAACTCGCCTGTCCACACCGGGTCAGGTAAGAATTGCCACTCCTCTCTTTCTAGCACTAATGCTAAATTCTCTATAAGTTGGGGCTTGGTCGTTGCAGTAGTCATAAATCCGGCCCTGTGGTCTGGCCCCTTCAATACCCTTACACTTTCCTGGGCAAGCTGCTCTATGATAGGATCTCCAATACTGTTGCGCTCAGGCAACACACCGCTAACGCCCCACCTGTCATACATTACCTTTAGCCGCTGCCGTTGCACCCGGTAGTCTATCTGGTTGAACCTGTCCTTATCGACTTCCTGCCTGCAAGTAGCGCATCCCACCGATAGGGCTGTGAAGTCAGATTGCTTTCCCCAATCTGCGCCCATAATAATTTTGTGGTCCTTGTGCTGTTCCGGGGTTGTAGCTGGCGCATTCATGCAGGCTTTTATGTTCCTGAACACAACGCCCTCATCCTCTAAGAACTCAGCCATGATTTCCTGGCGATATGCCCTGTCTGTCATGTCCTCTGTAATTTCCCTAAGTGCATCCTCTGACAAATGCGGGTTGTCTAAGCTGGTGAACTTCCAGCCCGCCCACCTGTCTGATTCGCTTATTGCTTTCTGGTACACCTGGAAGAAGTGATTACGCCTCAGCGGGGTTCCAATAAATACAGCGTCCCCATCATTATCTAACATCATAGGCGCGCCCACTTTGTCCCACGCATCCGGATTCATCATTTGGTACTCGTCCAATATAAGCAGGTCGGCATAATCACCGCGTAACGTATCGGCGTTGTGTGCTGTCTTGCACCTGATTTGTCCATCATTGGGCATTACTAAAAGTCGCTTTGTCTCATGCTTATAGACTGCGCCCCTGTCAATGGGGTCTTTGAAGTAGTCGGTTATTGCGTCCCAAAATGCGCTGGTCTGTTCTGCTACCGGGGCGGCTTCTAATACTTTACGTCCTGCCATCGCCGCTTCTGCTGCTAACATAGCGCATCCGGTAGTTTTCCCGCCGCGCCTACCGGCAACGATAACCCGGCGTTTCGCTGGACTGTCCAAGAATAACGCCTGCTTTGCGTGCGGGCTGGGAAGTTTAACAATAAACTCACTCGTCACGAACCACCCGGAATGTTATGTCACCGGCAGCAATAACATCTACTTGTTTAGTGCGGCCACCGGTCTCCTTGGCCAAGTCATCAAGCAAACCACGTATATCGCCTATAATTGGGGAGTTATACCGCTCAATGTCTATTCTCTCAGCAAATTCGCCACTGCCTATTTGTTTTACATCAGGCAACCACAGGTTATGTAATTCCCCGCCCTCCCCTTCCTCAAACAGTTGCCCAAATAACAATTCAAACAATTCTTTTAGTTTCGATACCCGCTCATGATCCAGTGCAACTCCGCTGCGCATCATCTCTTGGGATAGCTCTGTCTTTTGCCTCTCAATTTCAGCATCATAGTCGGTTGCTCTCACAACCCACCCATACTTAGCTGACCAGCCTGACAATGTACGCAACACCTTAGATGGCGGCTTTCCTGCTGTCGTTTCAAGGTACTTCTTATGCAGCTTTAATAGAGAACGTCCGGCACCCATGCGAATATAGTCATTACACGCCTGTACTGCCCTATTACTTTCTCCGCTTTGCCGCTTTCCTGTTAATGGTTCCAATTTCATGGTTTGTCTGTTTTATTTCTGCCTGCGTTGCCGTAATTTTTAGCGGTATTCCTTGCCGTATGCACTCAGCTAACATGCCCATTTGTGGGATGCAAGTCTCCGGGAGGTCAAGCCACAGCCGAATGGCGTTGTCTGCGCGTGTCTGAACCTTGATAACCTCAGCGGGAAATTCTATCTGTGCCGTCATGCTTTTTGAATGTTCCGTAAGTGTCCTTGTCTGGATCCAAATTGTTCCGAGGTTCAAATTTCATGTAGAATATTGATCTCGGTTCGTCCACCAGATATGCCAGTCCACGCAACCACAAAGCCGCACGTTTCCGCAAAGACCGCTTGCTTATAGTATGTTTTTTTCTGTATTCCTTGCTATTCACGTTTCCATTCCTCTCTCGTTTTCTCCATCAGCCTGCGCCATGTCCACAGTACCGCCCTATCGGTGTATTTGTGGGATAACCAATGCCACATTCCTATTGTGTTTTTTGTCAGATTCAGTAGGTATTTCAACATTGAACTACTTTACATTATAGCAGTTTTTTGGCGAGGATGCAACTGGTGGGCTACTCTTTACCCAATCTATATGTAAGTCATTTCTCATACCTATGCCATTCCCATGCACCCCACTTTTTTTTATGACCACAATAAGCACAAACGTCCCGCCGCCTGCTTTTGAGCCAAACATAGTCATCTAGCCGCCCCCACCGGATACCGTCTAAGAACCAGCGGTCAAACCAGTTCCACGCTTTCATTGTCGTTTTCCATATCATCCATTCACCATCCTATCTAATTGTTTCCGCTCATCAAACCAGTTCATTTTTATCATCACCTATTTCCATGTCTTTGAAATTCCCGTCCTTGTCTTTGAACCAAAAATAATAAGCTGGCTCGCCATCTTCCCATGTTAGATCCCACAGCACCTCGGTTACTCCCTCGGCATTCAATTCTCTAGCCATATTAAGTAATGCTTCCTCGGCTTCTTTTCTCATCTTATTCTCCATTCACCATCCAGAACCAAACAAAGACGTTCAAGACCAAGAGTAATTTTCCCAATGGGATATTCTCGTACCAGAAATCAAAGCCCCAAAGAAAATATAGTATGTGTTTCAGTTTCCTTGGTACGGGGTGATGTATTTGTATTACCTTGAAGCCTTTCCAGTATTCGTCTGTTTCAAACTCTCTCTGTTTAATTCTCATCTCACTCTCCATTCACTAATCGGTTTAATTGTTTCCACTCATCGCCCAGCTTCAGTTTGGCCGGGAAGCCTGCAACCCACTCTGACACTACCCCAAACCCGTACTCTAATATTTGCCTTTGGACAAACCATTCAAGAAACTCATATCTATCCGCGTCTTTCATAGCCACATTGCATACCGGGCAACTG